TGGCTCGTGGTGGATTCTTACCTCAGTTTGCTAAAGGTGGTTGGATTTCTGGTCCTCAATCTGGATATCCAGTCAATATTACAGGTGGATCTAAACCCGATTTTATTGGTCATGGCACCGAATATGTTGCTAGAAAGGCAGATGGTGGTGCATTTATTGTTCCATTCAGCACACCCGCAACCAAAAGCAATCCTGGTTTAACCTCTCAGAGAATTAGTGAAGCGAGGTTAATGGGATTCAATTTGCCAGGATTCTCTCAGGGTGGTGATTATAATTCATTCGCGAAAGCGATGATCAAAGAACATGAAGGTCTAAGACTAAACAAATATAATGATAGTAAAGGTTACCCTACAATTGGTTATGGTCACTTAGTCCGACCTTCAGACAATATTCCTAATACTATTAGTAAGGCATATGCTGATAAGTTATTTGATAAAGATTATTCACATCATGCATCTGCTGCTAGTAAAATCCCAGGATTCCAAAGTGCAAGTGCTCAACAGAAAGCAGCATTAATTGATCTGACATTTAACATGGGTCCTTCATGGTATAAGGACTTCCCTAGAATGATGACTGCATTCAAGAAGGGTGACTACGAAACTGCTGGTGCTGAACTCAAAGATAGTCAATACTATCGTGAAGTTGGTCGTCGTGGTCCTGTTATTGTTGCATTGATTCAGAATAAAGGATTAGTTGGTGTTGGTCAATACTTGACAAGTAAGGGTATTGTTCCCCCTAATCAACAACAAAAAACTGCCATGACATCACAGATGGGCGGCGGTTTTGATTGGTCTTTCGGTTTATTTGGTGGTGCTGCACAAGCAGGCACTGTTGAAGAGGCTGCTAGAGATGGTCATTCGACTGCTACCTCAGCTGTTACTGGAAAAGTTATTCCTGCTTCCCATAAAGATACGGGTGCTGGTTGGGGTATCTCTGGGCAGACAGACAAATATGGTCGTCCTCTGGTGTTCTCTCAACCTGCTGCAGAAGCATTCCTTAACATGATGAGAGATTCTAAAGGAAAGGTCAAAGGTTCTGATGTTGCAAGTTCTGGTAGAAGTAAGAAGAAAAATTCAGCGGTTGGTGGACACCCTAATTCAGTCCATATGTATGGAGAAGGTTTAGATATATCGGGTTCTTCACTGACTTGGTTAAAATCAAACTCTTCGAGATATGGTTGGAAACTAGGATATCAACACGGTGTTGGAAGTGGACACTTTGACTATAAAGGTCCTGGAGCAAGAAAGACTCCAATCTTGGGTGCACCAGGTGCAGCATCATTCCCATATAAAACACAGCAGACAAGAGCAGCATCAGAGTCTGGTGCAGGCACACAAGCAAGAGCTGCAAGTAAGTCAGGATTTGATTTTGCATCTTTATTCAATCTTGATATGAAGGAACCTGTTGGTAGGTTTAATAGTGGGTTTAGTGGTGGATTCGATTTCATGGACGGATTGAGTTTCTTAGATTCTAAAGATATTGGTTATAGTCTGCCATCAGATGCAATGCCGACATTTGGTAGACAAAGACCTCAACCAAAACAAGATTATCAAGAGCAGCAGCGTATTCGTAGGGTAACAGAACAACGAAATCAGGCAAGACGTGAAATCAATTCAAAGACTACGGAGATCGTGCAGATGGCACTGGCGGCTGTTGAATCGTCGAATGGTTCCAATCGTCAATTCATTTCGACGGCGGAATCGGCAATTCGCTCGATTCTTGGCGCACAAGCAGGTGGTGGCACGTTCGCTAATGTTGGCGGCACCACTGGCACTGTTCTTAGGACTGCTGTTGCGGTCCTAAATTCCTTTAACAATCCTCTTAGAGGTATCTTCTCATGACGACGTATTTAAATCAAACAACTGATGGTTCTGTTACTAGAGCTCAGACAGGTGAGATTGATGTAAAACTATCTCTCTATAGAGATGGTCGTCGTGTTGAAGATTCATCTGGTAACTATGATCTTATCTCTTTCCTAAGAGGTTTTGAAATCTATGAAAGTATTGCAAACCCTTGCATGGAAGCAAGACTAGTATTGGAAGATGCTGGTGGCGTTATTGGATCCTTGACTGGATCTGAAGAAGTTAGATTAGAAATTAAAGGTAGTATTGTAGATAGAAGTTATTTCTTCAGATCATACCATATTCAAGCGCGTGTTAGAACTAATCAAAGCAATGAGACATATTTGATTAACTGTGTGTCCGATGAGTATATTAAGAATGAAGTAGTTAATATTTTTGGAAACTCGGAGACTGTATTTGGTGCTGAGTCTGAAGCATCAAATATTATCAGGAAAATTCTAACAAAAGAACTCAAAACAAAGAAGAAACTTTTTCTTGAGAAAACCATTAACAAGCAATCATTTATTTCTCCCAACTGGAGACCATTTGACTTGATCTATTGGATGTCGCAGAGGTGCATTCGTAAAGGTAAAGGTGGACAACTTCAAAATGCATTTGCATTCTTTGAAAATGCTATGGGGTTCAACTTCAAATCGCTTGATTCTATGATTGATGCGATCAATGAAGGTTCGGATGTTTCAAATCCGACCACAGGGAATATGAAGACATATCAGTATACTTATACCCCAAAAAGAATGACGGGTCAAGAGTATGATCAATTTAATATTGAAAGAATTTCATTTCCAGATGAAAGAAATTATCTGATGGGTTTACGCCATGGTGCCTGGTCTGGATTTAGTGTTGGATTTGACCCAACGTTTATCACTAGATCTAGGATGGGTCTGAGCACAGACTTATCAGCAGATGCATATCGCTATGCTGTAACTGAAATTTGGAAAAAAATGTCACACCTCAATGGAAAGGGTGCTAAAAATCCATTCAACCTGATGGATAAATCAATTCAAGAGTATGTTAGAACTCCGAAGAGAGTTAGATATACAATGATACCTAATCAAATTTTTGACCCTAAGTTTCAAAACAATCCTCAGAGAAACTACGAACAACTGGTTGAACTTCAAGCATATCAGTGGATGAGACTTGAGACTTTGAAGAATACTAGATTGACAATTCAAGTTCCTGGAAACTTAGATCTCTATGCAGGTGGTGGTATTGATATTAGAATTCCTGCTAACGAACCAGGAACACAGAAGATTGATGAACGATACAGCGGACGTTACCTTATTGCTGCTGTCGCACATAAAGCAACTGGTTTTACAATGACAACAGAACTTTCTTTGATGAAGGATTCTTTCGGCACTTGACGAACTGGCAAAACGTGTGTAGAATAACCATGTCAGGGTTCAGAGACCATATAGTAACTAGCTCTGATAAATATTACTGTATAATCTAGATACAATCATGGACAGTATCGAACAACATATCGAGAAGGATAAAGAAATTCTCCACGATCCAACCATTTCACCTCAGATGCGTCGCCATGTAGAAGGCGAATTGCATGACCTAGAAGAATACGCAGAGCACCACAAAAAAGATATTGAAGCAGGTGATCATCATGACCCGACATATCTGGAACTCTTTTGCGACCAAAATCCATCGGAGCCAGAATGTCTAGTGTATGACGATTGAAGATTATTTACTTGGTCATTGGTCTAATAAATTTCAAGCACAATCCTCCCCTCATCTTTATTCCTCTGTAGAAAGTAAATGGGAAAGAGTTGAGGGTGGTTTATATTCAAAGAATTATTTTCGTAGAACTCCGAACGATCCGTATCGGGAACGATATCATAAAATAGTGTCACTTTCTGATACTATGGTTAGAGTTGAGAACTATACTCTTGACTGGACAAGATCGGAAAACTGTGATATGATATTCACATTCGATGGCACTGCATGGCATGGAGAATTAGAAACTCCTGGTCTGTGTATGGGTGTTAAAGGATATCGTGTTGTCTCTGAGATTCATCTCTTGGGTGACAAACTACATAGTAGAGATCAAGGTTACAACGATCGAGATGAAATGGTCTGGGGTTCTGAACTCCTATACAAATTCATCCGATTGGGAGATTAGCTCAGCGGTAGAGCTATTCGTTTACACCGAATCGGTCACTGGTTCGATTCCAGTATCTCCCATGTCAAATTGCTATGACATCTAATGAAACTTCGTAATGCTATCCTCAGTGGTTTACTGTTTGGTATGGCACATGGTGTGGCAGTAAATGCTGAACCCACTAAGGGTTATTACACCATGGATGCTATGGGGTGTATGTTACTTAAAGAATGCACTAAAGATATCGAAAAGATCACCTCTTCCGATGATCTTCGTGCAGCATTCCCTGACTCAAACTGGAATCCAATTGCTGATGAGTTTGATCGAATTATGAAAGCTTTCAAACAGATTGGTGTAGATGTTCATCTTGCTGATGAAAAGTATTTTCCTGTAGGACATCGTGGTGTTTATCACACAGTGAGTAATCACTTCTATTTGAACAAAACATTTGTGCATCGTCCTCATGTTCTGATGAGTGTTGTGCGTCATGAAGGATGGCACGCTGCACAGGATTGTATGGCAGGCACAATCAAAAACAATATGATCGCTATCATCAAGAACGAGGAAGATGTTCCTGAGATGTGGGCAGAGATGGCACGGAGAGCATATGCTCTTATGCCTCATGCTATCCCTTGGGAGAAAGAAGCAACTTGGGCAGGTAAAACAGCAGGTATGACACAAGAAGCT